GGGGAGGTTAGTCATTGGTTGGCTCCTGTGCTTCGATCATGGCTTTGCAGTGTGCTGCTACTTTTTCAGCCTCAACCTTTGATTTGAATGTTTCGTAATATCCGACATCACTATTTTCTTCATCCCATTGGATTGCAGCAAAAACAGGGTCTTGATCCAGTTCATATGAAACTCGATGTTCAACCTCTACTACTTCACCAACTGGTATATCGCAAAGCCATTCAGGGTCTTCGCGGTAAATGCTTTCACTATCATCCAAATACCAAGTTTTAATTTCTTTAACTGGTACCAAAACAAACCCTTCAGGAACCGCTTGGGCTTTGGCATCACGTTTAGCGCACAATTCACCAAATTTAATAGCCTTGGTGATCAGTTCTTCCAGTTCATCTTCTTGTTCTGGATTCATGTAATGATCTTCAGACAAGTTCTGCTTTAAACCTTCTATTTCTTCATATCGAATATCGATAGTTTCTTGAATATCCATCACGCAACCTCAACCTTCAAAATATATTTCTGGCCGCCACTGGTGAACTCAACCACTTCATTGTTTGCAAGCAAGTAGTGTCCGACAGCTTCAATATTTTTAACACTCAATCCTGTTTTAGCTCTCGCTCTGCGGCGGTCACACTCAAGACAAGCATTTGACTTCACAGATCGTTCGAACGTGCTGCACTTTTCACATGCAGCGAAAGCTACATAAGTTTTCAACCCTTTTACTTCTGCATCTTTGCGAAGTTGAATGTTTTGCTTTAGACCACCAGTTGATACTGAAAAATTAAACTCAGCTTTGTGAGTGTTTTCAGCCTGTTTAATTTCGCCGCCATTTGCTAAAAACTGAGCAACTGCTTCCGAATAATCGGGCTTAATTTCCGTTTCAAACATCACGCCACCTTCATTTCGACATAATTAGAATCTTGGTAATTCACGAATTCTTCATACAATGACTGGCAAGCCGCATTACCCGTTAAGTCATTCTTTACAAACACATAGCTCAATGACTTCTTTGTGCCTTTGCCTGAGAACGTGCAACTGCCATCGGCCAGCACTTTCTTTACGTAGCCCAGCAATTCAAGCCAAATCATGAAGGCGAGGGCATGCTTGTTTTTAATTCTGAAGATCATCGATACCCCCACGTATTTACAAAGTTTTGAATACAGTCCTCAATCCCAAATAGATTGATGTCGCTGTAAGTTTTTATCCGCCCGTTGTGCTGAATTAACAGCACACGGGTGATAGAAGAGTAGGTGTAGCTCATGCAATGGCTCTCCCTTGTCCTAGGGTGATGTTGATGATGTGAGCTTTTACATTCTCAAAATGTTGGCCTTCAATGCCTAATAGGCTATCGATCCCTTGGTCTTCACAATAGGTCATAACATCAATGCCGGCTTGTGCTAGGAGGTCTTGCAACTCATCACGTTGAGCTTCTGATATCCCATTAAATTCAGGAGGTTCTATCCATGTATCGCGGGGTATATCGAATGTGCAGCCGAGTACTTTCGCTCGAGCAAGCATTGCTTGACGCATGTTTTGATAATAAGTGTGTTCTTTGTCTAGCTTTAGGGTCTCGGTCAGGTGATTTAAGTCGCTTGCATAAACTGCTTCTTCGCAGCTTTGTTTCCAGTTATCCAAATCCTCAAGTGCTTTATTTAATGCAATTTGAGCAGGGGTAAGCGTGTTGATATGAGCCTTCGCATCTGCAATTAAGTCTGCAAGAAAAGTAGGGTGTAACTTAAGATCAGGTACCCAAACCTCACCAGTCTCACCACCTAAAGCACCTGAATTTTTCGCATGGTGTGTTGGGGATGGCTTGAAGTTAATGACTCTCGCATTTTTACCTTCACCAGTAGTTACAGTGGTCAAATAACCCATGATGTCTGCAATACGGTAAAGTTCATTTCGGTTCTTACCACCAAGCTCAGGACGGTAGATGATCTGATCACCGCTTTGGTCTTCTGAGGCATGGGCAATAAAGACGACATCCTTACCAAAGCTTAAAAGCGTATTGATGTACTGCTTAAACTTCATGTTTGCTAAGCCTTGGGCTTTTAATTTGAGTGCACCATCTTGCTGACGGTTATTCGCTGTTTTGAGCAAATGTGTTTTGATGGATTCAAGCATTGCGCCCACGGTATCAATAACAACCGTATTGAAAGGCGCTAAGTCTTGTTCAGTAATATTTTCAATATCTAACCACTGCTGAACAGGAACAACAGCTCCGCGACGAAGTTCACCAGTACGGTGTGCACCACGGTCAAAGTCAAATGAAATAGCTTTATCTGCGGTGAATCCTAAAGACGTTTTACCAAGACCCGGATCTGCATAGATGTAAGTAATAATCGCGCTTACGTTTAATGCTTGGTCTGCTGGAATAATAGGTATAGCCATGATTATTTCCCCTTATGCCCAGAACAGTGAGCCTTTAGCTCGTTTAAATGATTTTGGATAAGTGCGTGTAAGTGACTTCTGAAGACGAATAGCCATAGTTTTTCTTTGTTGGAAAGCTCGTTCACGTTCAAAGTTTTCACGGATCCAAGACTTAGCAGCGTGAACCTCAAGCGTAATTAGCTGTTCGGTACCATCCTTATTCACTACATAAATATGGCGACCTTTTTCAAAGTAGGTTGAATGGCCTAGACGCATACGAATGTTGCCTTCGTCATCTTGGCTGATGAACTCAGAAAACTTTTGAGTAGAAGTAGTCATTAGCCTGCCTCCACTAAACGATGTTTTTCGATATAGCCTTTGATAAGGGCATTGAAGTTCTGATGGTCGATGTGGTTTGTGAAGTCGTTGTATGGATTGCCTAGGGCATCAGAGACAGTCACTTCATCAAGGTTTGTTACGTCTACAGCGGTGAATTCACTACCTGGTACGCCGTAGCTGTCAGGAAATGCCTCAACTTCAAAACGTGCAGTAACGCGGAAACCATCTAAACGAATAACAGCTTCGCCGTGGTTATCACCAGTCATACGTAATGCAAGAAGTTGATATTCAGAAGGTGCTACGTTGGCAACGATAGGTTGAGCAGCTTGCGGTGCAGTTTTAAACCCACAGCTAAGCACACCTATTGTTACAGCAGCTACACCAAGAGATATCTTGATGGTATTGAAAGGGGATAAGGTTTTGTTCATAATTGATCTCGCAGTTTCTGTAAAAGCGCATTTGATTTCTCAGGTCGGTGCGCTTTTTTAATGTCTGTGAGATAAAAGGTAAGCTAACTTACTTTTTATGTCAATAAAAAAGTAATTTAAATTACTATATTTTATTTTAAAACTTACTTTTTTTTAATAGACAAAAGAAAACCCACCGTTGGGGTGGGCTAGTTGAGCGTTGGAAGACTACTTTTGACATTGGATATTAAATTTATCTTTGTAGTAATCCAACGCGATTGCTAAATCACGATCCAACTTGTCTGGCGTGTAGTCATTTGGTGAAAGTTTAAGAAGAGCAGGTACATACTGCTGAATGTACAGATTTGGGTAATCAACACATAAGATTTGCTTCTTAACTTCAAGTGATGTGCTTGGGTTATCTAGCTGATCTAGAAACTTACCGATCTTGAGATCAGCTTCCTCAAATTGTTTGATGGTTGCTGAATTTTGTTCTAGGTTTACATGATCTGCTGTTTCAGGTTGTTTGTGACAACCTGTGATAGAAGCAGTTAGGAATATTAAAGAAAGAATTATTTTTTTCATATTGAATGACTTATTGTTATCTGAGTTTTGTTCTAATGAAGTACATCGGTTTTGTTTTTTTGATAATCCAAATCATAAAATTAGCATGAGAATAATAATTATTCAAAAATTTGGGCTCATTCGTTTAGAATTTAAACATTATAAGTGGAATTAACAAAAGAAAATTGATTCATGGATTTGGAAGTTGAATAAGAATATTTGTTTAAATATAATCCTGAAACTCGCCACATCTAAAAGAGATGTTCAAAATAGATGAGTCGATGAGGAGAATTGTATGGCAATAAGTAAAATGCTTGATAAAGATGTACGACAAGCTGTAAAAATTAAAGTTCTAAAAGACCATATCAACGATCCATCCACATTAGTAATTGATGAGCTCGGTTTGGATTATGGTCGAAACAGGGTGGATATCGCAGTTATTAATGGTGAAATTCATGGTTATGAGTTGAAAAGTGACTCTGACACTTTGGCAAGATTACCAAAACAAGCTGAATGTTATTCACTGGTTATGGATAAAGTAACCTTAGTGGTAGGAGAAAAACATTCTAGAGAGGCTATTGCGCTTATCCCAGAATGGTGGGGGGTAAAGGTTGCAGTTATGGGAGCAAGAGGTGGAGTTAAGTTAATAACTGAGCGTTACAACAAAAAAAATAAAAACATTGACCCATTTGAATTATTAAAATTAATTTGGAAGGAAGAGGCAGTGGAGTTGCTTTCGACAAAAATGGAAATTAATTGGAAAATTAAGAAGTTAAAAAAGAAAGATATCTACCAACTAGTGGTAGATAACTTTGCTCTAAATGAAATCAAAAATCACACACGAGCTATATTGAAAGCCCGTCCTGATTGGCGATTTGATTGACAACTACTGTGATATGTCTGTTTACTCCGACTTTCACCCAAGTGCCAAAATTGCCGGGACCGGTAGCTCGTTGAGAGCAATCATAAATATATTGGTCACCCCTAGAGTATTGAGCGTCACTATAATGTCCAGAATTTATGATGTGCTCACACATATCGTGATATTGCTCAAATCCATCAACATGAGCTTGATACCGAACTACAAGCATATAGTCTCCATCCAACGTATACTTGATTTTTGCATTCGGTTTAACAGGCGCATCCGATTCAAATTCCTCTGGATGAACACTTCCATAATCTGAAAAAATGTAGGGTAGCGTGTTTGGCGTTTTTGAGGTTAGGTCGTATGCATGCCACTCTGTTCTAGGTACAAAACCATGTGGATTATAATCGTCTCTTGGTAGTTCTTTAGGCATAGAACTTGATGCAACAATCACATTTCTAAAATTCTTATTGGCTGTTAAATTATTTAATACAAGCTGAATGGATTGGAAATGTAAAAAACTGTTTGGTTGAACATTTTCGGCATAGTCAATTATAAGGTCTACATCACTATCTGTTAAATCACATGCGGAAATCAGTTTATCTATTTTTTCACTAGTATCGCTATTAAGCTCAGTGATAGCTACACGTATAGCTAAATTATGCCCGTAGTTTTTAATTGCATTACTTACGGCTGTCAACATTGACATAGATGAGCTTAATGATAAGACTAAATCGACATTATTTAGCTCAAGGCTTTGAAGTCTATCGAAAATCCATTCAGCATAGAATTTATTTTCAATAATGAAATCTCTACTTGTATCTAGGTCTATATAGCAAGGGAGGTTCCCCCATCTATCAAGTATTTGTTTTGGAAGTGCATGTGCTCTTCTTTCTTTTTCTGAATTGGTTAAGTTAAAAAGGGGTTTAACAAATGGCTTAATGTTTAGTGCCAATTCATTTAGAGCTGCATACTCATTTTGCTTTGTTTGTAAAATTGGGACATATTTAAAATTGTTTGTCATTTCTTCTTCTCCACCCGATTCAAAGGACTGCGTCGGGTTCGCAGCTTTAATTCTTTTTCAAAGTCACTGATGACTGACTTTATAAACATCCAGAGATAACCTAAACAAACTCATACCGGCCCAGCTTCGCAGTATTTAAAAGTTCTTCTTGATTACATAATTCTATTCTTGAAATAAAGTCTAAAGGCATAGTCAGTCTTTCAGCAGTAATGGTCTCGAAGTGAACCCAGATTGCAGCATCTTGATTCTCGAAGCTAATACTTACAAGTTTGACCAGGTCGTAAGGCTCACTATCATGAAGTAAGACAATATTGTAGAAATGATCTGTGCGTACATATGAGATAAGCATTTCATGAATAGCAGTTTGTTCATCACTGCTTAGCTCGCTGTATTTACTCACCTCAATGTTATTGTATTCTTTACTCATTAATCATTCTCATTACGTGATTAAGCCGCATATAGCGGCTTTTTGTTAGCGTCGAATGCGCTTTACGACCTGTTTCCACCAGTACTGCCCTAATATAGTTATACCTTCTGATTCTATTCGGCTAGGGGAATAGTATTCATCAGGAAATTGATTTTTATCAGGGTTTGCTGAGACAGCCTTAAAGCCACCTTTGCCTTCATCACTCCAATTAAACAAGTATTTAATTTTTGTATCATCCCCAACCTGAAAAGCATAAATTTCCCCGTCGTAAATGGTTCTAGCAGACATATCAATTGATATGGCCTGTCCATCTTTTAATTTAGGAAACATGCTTTCGCCACGAACGTGAATTACCTTGGTTGTAGTTGGTTCAACATTACACTCTTTAATTAAATCAACAGGGAATAGCATCTTATTGTTGCTTGGCTTTTCTAGATTTAGGTACCCATTTCCAGCACTAACATATACATCATCATAATAATCAATAGCCACATACCCATCAGGAACGGGATCTCCGGCTTGATAAATACCAACTTCCATTGCAGCCATATCTGCATTGCTTTTTTCTGGAACTCCCACGCCACTCAAAAGCCATTCAGTTGTTGTACCTAAGGTTCTGGCTAATGCAATTAAACTCTCGTGTTTGGGTACATTCTCATCTTTTTCCCAATAAATCACAGAGGTTTTAGAGACACCAAGCGCATCAGCAATTTTCTGTTGAGTAAGATTTCTTTGTCTTCTTAATGCTTTAAGGCGGCTACCAAGAGTTTCCATATCAATACAACCAAATATTTGTAAGTTATCTTACCAATTGACGAGGTAAGTTTTATGTAGTTTAATTGGGTAAGTTAAATTACTTAAAAGGTAACCTAAATGACCAAGTCAGATGCTTTGCAATTGCTTAATTGCTCAGTTACTCAATTGGCTGAAAAGCTTGGCATTTCACACAACGCCGTCAGCCAGTGGTCTGCTGAGAAGATCCCATTAGCACGTGAATACCAAATTCGAGACTTAGCAAAGGGTAAGAAACCTCTTAATCGAAATGTTGCTTAATAAATTATCACTCAATAGCCCAATCAAATAAACGTGAAACAAATCAAGGATTTCACAAATGCAAGAAATAACACTAAGCCGTGAAGCGCAAACAGCAATTTTTAAAATGATTAACCAGACGCAGGGGATTTCACCTAAGGAAATTGCTCAGGTCACTGGTGACTCACATAACACGATTTGCAACTACGGCAACGTAGGGATGCCGAACCATTTACCGAGCTTAAAGAAGCTTGAAACCATCATGATTTATACGCAGAACCCTGAAATTTTAAAGGTGTGGGCGCATCAGATGGGATACGCATTAGTACCAGTGGATTGTGACTCAAGCAAACATCATGAGCTATCGATCTTTGAAGCAATGATGCAACACAACATTAAGAGCGGGAAAGCAAACCGAGTTGTGTATGAGGCTTATGAGGATGGGGTGATTACACCAGCGGAATACGAAGAGATCCACCAGATTACCCAGGGCTTGATCGAGTTGATTACCGCCGTGGATCAGGCAGCACTTAAGCAAATGCAGAAGTACACAGCAAATGCTCAAAAAGAAAAAGCCTGATCTTGGGGGATCAGGCTTTTCAAACATTCAATTCAGAGGGTAAATCTTAATGAATAACTCAAATTTAGCACAAGTATTAATCAAAAAAAAGCCTGAGGCTCGACTCTCAGACTTTCTAGTTCAAAAACATTCTAGTGGAATTGAACATGTATCTGAATCTAGCACACC